ATGGGGCTATTAGCAGACAAAACAAAATGGGTTCTTTTTTTGGCTTCCAGCAGTGAGCCGGAAGATCGGCATGTTTCTGATCTGGCCTTTGGGATTTACTGCTTAGAAAATCGTGGAATTAATCCTGCTGATATTTTTATTTATATAGATGGAAACAACAGAGGAAATATACAAAAATTAATCTCAGTTGGCACTAACCATCAATATAATGTAAAAAGAAGCAGCGAATTTTTTTCGGATTGCGACGATAATACCCATGATAATATAGTTATATTTATAACGGGTCATGGAAGTATGCATGGATTGGACGCCCTCCCACCAATACCGCCCTATAGGTTACTTAATCGCATAAAAACAACGCCAGATTTAGATAGAGCGATAGTATATATGGGGCAGTGTTATGCTGGCATTTTCAATTACTTAGCAGCCGGAAGGCAGCGAAGGTCTGACGGAAAGATAGATCCTGAGGCGATTTTCATGGGGGCAACCAATCTCCATGAAAGCATTAGCTCTTCTACCACAGAAAATATAAACGGCAACGATTACACTTGGGTCGCCAATCTTTTTTTGTTAAATACATTCAAGTGGATATCCAATCCTTTCGATGTTGATGGCGATGGAAAAAACACGGTAATCGACTCATACAAATATGCCGGAACATCTTCAAATGTAATGAACATGAGTATAAAGATGAACTCCTTTGTTCAATCAGTAATGCTTCACTCCCAATGGAGCACTGCAAAAACGGATTATGAATTGGATGATCAGAATCAAACAAAACTATTAATATACAGAGCATATGAGCAACAATATTTATCTGCTCTGAATATAAATTTTGTCCATCAAGAATGCTGGATTTTAAACTCCGTTCCGGCTCAGCAAGTCGAATATTAAAGAATTACAGTGACAATTTGAAAAGTTCAAGCACTATCAAAGCCCATTGAAATCAGCTAGCCGTTGTTTGTGACTGTCACTCATATCAAATGCAAAATCCTCGTGCTCAGCCTGGAAGGTGCCAAACGCCATTAACGCAGACACAGCCGGATCTATCTTGTTGGAGGATTTCTTTTTGTTGGGCTTGATGTTGGCATTGGCGTCGGACTCCATCACCACGTTACCAATCGCCCAGGCCAGAACCGGATCACCGCGATGGCGCACTACCCTGCGGTTAACAAACACTTCAAAGGATTTCGCTACCGGACTGAACCTGAGATAGGTTTGCGGGAATGGCTCAACATCAAGGCCCGCACCCTGTAGCTGGGTGCGCAGATGCGTAGCGTTCCACGTATCAAAGCCCACCAGCCGAATATTGAAGGTTTCAGCATCGCGCAGGATATCGTCACGAATGCGGTCATAGTCGATACAGTCGCCGGGTGTGGTGCGTATCCAGCCCGTTTTTACCCACTGGCGATAGATGGCGCGGTTTTTGTTGGCGACGTTAAGCAGTTGCGCTTCCGGTAGATAGTGGCGGGTCAGAAGCCGGATCTCCCTGTCAAACGGGAAAGCGTAACTCACGCTGGTGATATCGCTGGTTGAGGACAGGTCAAACCCGGCATAACACTCCATTCCGACCAGCTCTTCTTCGTTATAGTCGAGTGCACAGGCATCCCACGCGCCAGCCCCCATCCACGGCGTGGAGCCCTGACACCAGATATTGAAACGTTTGGTGAGCATTTCCACCCATTGCGACGGTATCCCCCGCGCTTTCTGGATGGTGGATTCCAGCTTCGCTGCGTCAACAGACACATGCAGGTTAGGGTTGGCCTTAATCCACATTTCCGGCTGCTCAACCTCAATTTCGTCGTCCAGCTCGTATATCAGGACAAACAGAGAATCGTTGCTCTCTTCCCCTGCCAGAATCTGGCAGCAGTAGTCATAATGCTGCTTACAGGCCGAGACTACGTTACTCCCGGCGGTAGTGATGGCGAACAAAATTGCCTCAGGACGGGCGCCCATACCCAGCTCAAGCGCGGAATAAACGCCGTTATCCGGGTGAAGGTGGTACTCATCGACAATCGCCAGGCTGGGGTTAGTCCCTTCAATGGTGGCCGCTTTTGCCGCCAGCGGCTTTAACAGGCTGTTGCTCTTCGGGAAAATGACCTTGTGTGCCTGAATACTGACGCGCTTTTTCAGCGGTTTTGACAGCAGGCACATCTGGCGGGCATCGTCGAACACGATTCGGGCCTGATCCCGGCTTACCGCCGCCGTGTAGATATCCTGCTGGCCCTTCTCCATCACCAGAAACCAGTTAGCCAGCATGGCGGCCACGGTGGATTTGGCATTCTTGCGCGGCACCTCAATAAAGGCGCTGCTATACTTCCGGCGGCCTGACTCCCTGACTTTAAAGCCCAGCAGGTTAGCAAAGGCGAACTGCTGCCACGGCTCCAGCTCGATAGACTGCCCGCGCAACGGGCCTTTGACGTGAGGACAGAGCCGCGAGAACGCAATAAACCGCTCTACGGTCGCCGTATCGAACACATAACGGGGGTCATTCAGGTCTGAAAAGTACCTTTCCACGGCCTGTTTTACGCGCTTACAGGCCGGAATTTCGCCCGTTTTTATCGCGTTTGCGTACTCATTCCAGACGGTCAAGCTCGTCTTCCTCCTCCGTTTCCACCGGGTTCCGGCGGCGGCTTACCGGATCAAAGCCCAGCAGCGACGACATTTTAATCATGATTTTTTCAGCATCGGCCTTTGCGCTCAGCGCCGGATTTCGGCTCTCACCGCCCTGGCTGTTAACAATGCTGAACCCACGGCTGGCAAGGTCTTCCACGGCTTTGCGGTACATCGAATAGTTGACGCAAAAAAGCTCAAGGTTGTTCCAGTCGGCGGGAGTCAAATCCCCGCGCTCCGCCAGTTGCTTCGCCTTCGCTTTCCACTGCTGCGCAGCTAACTCATCAAGGTAAGCTGGCGGTTTGGGTGGTCTTGCCATAAAAATTTCTCGTTTCCGTCGCGTTTTATTTTCAAAAAAATCACCGTGCGTAAAAATTTGAGGGGGCGGGTGGTTCCTCGCTGAGAGGGGTTTGTCTTTAAAACCTCCCCCACCCCGTCCATTCGGCCTGTCAGCGGTTGCGAAAGCATTCCATAAGCTCCCGGTCACGCTGGCTCATGCGCTTTGCTACGGGCTTCTTATGCGCTCTCTGTCTGGCTGGTTGCCATGACTCACGCTGCTTTATCAGCCCACTAATCAGCCGCTGCTGTTCCTGCTCAGTCATTGTTTGCCTCATAGATCCAGTCGGTGCGATGACGTGCTGCTTCTTCCTGCTCGCGGAACTTACCGGCTTTACGCTGCTGCTTCGTCACCGGGTCTGTTGTGGTTGTCTTCCGTCCATGACAGGCAGCGCATAACGACTGGTGATTACTGGCGGGCCAGAACAGCACATCAGCTTCACCCTCGATAGGGATGATGTGATCGACGATAGTTGCCGATGCATAGACGCCAGCCTTGAGACAATGGACACACAGCGGATTAGCTTTTAGAAAATGACGACGGTATTCGCCCCAGCGGTTGGAGTAACCACGCTCTGTTCGCGTACCTCTTCGGCTGTCGCTTTGTCGGCGGGCATCCCGCTTATGCTCGTCACACTTGCCAGACTTCACCCGTTTATTACATCCAGGCTCATTGCACCGGCGTAGTGGTTGCCACGGCATCAGTACACCCCCACATCACGATAGACAGACCACAACGCAGAGACAGCCATCGGTATCTCTTTGGCGTCGGTATCACCAATCATCGTGCGGTACTCGTACAGCTGAGATACGTACATCAGACAGCCAATCTTGATAGCTGGCGTAAACTCCAGCCCGTTATCAAACCGCTTGCCGATATGCTTCTGGCAAACCTCCAGCGCCGCATCGATGTACGCCTGTATCAACGTATCTTCGTAATCATCATCAATACGGCAATGCAGCTTTGCTTCATCCAGGGTGATTTCTGCTGTCATTTTTCCGTTCCTGTCTTGCAGAGAATTTCCAGCCGGGTACCTTCCGAATCAGGAATAGGAGGCCCGATAATATTGAGAGTGCTGCCAGCAAACGGGCCAGTAAGCACTTTCAGACGGTTGGCTGCGGTAATATCACGGCGGAAACGCACCCAAACGCGGATCGTCGCTTCGGCAACCTCGGCACCTGACGCCATTAACTCTCGGCCACTGATCCCCTTAACCTCAGCCCATATGGTTTCCCCGTCTTCCCAGACCTGAACAACCTGACCGGACGGCTCCCTGTGGGTAGTGAATACCCGAATAGTGACGCGGCTTCTCAGCCCCCCGGCTCTCATGCGTCACCTTCCTTGCCGTCTTTGCTGATCTTCACTTCCTGCTTCCATGCCTGGCTGAATTCGTCACCACCTTCACGCGGTGGCATCCCCTCACGCTCTCGGGCTTCGTTCGGGTTCATGATCCCGTTCTTAATACCGCGCTCATAAGTGGCATAACGTTCGGTTGGCGTGGCGCGGAGAAGGTCAGCAGAGTCAAACTCCACCTGATAACGGGTTCCTGGGACTGGGGAGGCCACCAGCAGCGCAGATTTGATTTGTTGTTCGAAGTTCGCCAGCCACGGGCGCATCGTCATGGTAAGAAAGGCGCGGCTCGCTTCGCTGAAATTGCTGTAGGTGCTGTTGCTGTATTCCTGCAGGAAGATAGGCGACACGTTGAACATGCGGGCAATGTCTTCAATGGTGAAGCGACGAGAGGCCAGCCATTCGGCATCCTGATTGCTCATGCCCAGCTGCTTATAATCCATGCCACCTTCAAGGATCGGCGTTTTCCCGGCATTTCTGGCACCTTTGTAGCGCTCCAGTGCGTCCAGAGCCTGCTTACCCTTCACGCTGTCGAGCCATTCAGCAGTAGTGACGACGCCCGCCGCCATCATGCCATCTTTCATAATGCTGGCACCGTGGCGCTGTTGGGCCAGACCTAACCCCAGCGCCTCACGGCACGTAGTAATAGGCGAACGCCCCAGAAAGCCATCATCGGTGGAGTAACGCAGGTGCAGAATCTCTTCCTGTAGATAGGTGCGCACAGCCCCGGTAAACGGCTCTGTAACGGTGTATTTGTACTTATGCTGGCCGATACGCTCAGGAACAACCGCCCCCGGCGCATACGGGTGCAGGGATTGCGGCTGGCCGTCGCGGCCCCACTGGATCACCGCATAGGCGTTACCGTTCAGCAGACAATGGCGCATCATCGTGCGTTTAAACTGATAAGGCGTCTGGCAGTCGTTCGGCTGCTCGTTCAGGAGAAAATCCACCGGGTGATTACTCAGCCATTCTCGCGCCTCACGACCATTATCATTACGGACGCGGTAGAGATAGCATGGCATTGTTGCCACCGCCTCACTGATAACTGATACGGCGTTCATGACCGCCGGCAGAGATTCCGCAGTACCCGCAGACACATACTCGCCTGATCCGGTATTTGGAATCCCTGCCATCGCCAGAAATTCATCAATGGTCATGCTGCGCTGCTCAGAGGGTTCAGACTTGCGGCCAAACGGCCAGATATTCCACATATCAGAGCCCCGCTAATTCAGCCCAGCGGCGACGGTTATCGCCAGCGCGGCGCAGTTCAGGATGTTGGGAGAAAAGCGAACGGTGCGCGATTTCCACGCCAGACTCAGGATAAGCAGGCATAGAGGTAACGGTAATCTCCCGCAGTTCGGCTGCGGTAACAGTGCGCAGGTATGGAGACTGGCCGATATCCCACGCCTCTTTCAGCGCCCGGAAACCAAAGCTCATGCCGGAGATATCACCACGCTCCACCAGCTCCAGCACATCGTTACCAAGCTGGGTATTCGGCGGGGTCAGCTCGAAGCGCAGCCCGGTATCGTCTTCGGACAGCACCAGCGTTCCGGATTTAGTGCGGCCCAGCAGCTGGGTATAGTTATGCTCGTACAGCGCACGCACATCGCTACCTGATGCCAGGCTGTCTTTAAACGCTCCCGGCGCAAACTGCTCGCGGAACTCGTCCCAGATAATTTCAGAGAGACTGTTCCAGCGCACGGCATAGCCCACCAGCTTTTTGTTACTGGCGCTCAGATCGGAGGTGCGGATTTCAAAATCAATTGTTTTCATTGTTGGACTCCACAGGAGAAAAGGGGCCTAAGCCCCTCAAACGTCAAATCAGGAACCGGAGCCGGAAAGCTCAAGCACCTTGATGGCGTTGGAGTCCACCACGCCGCCGCCCAGGTATTTATCGGTATGTACCTTGTAGAAACCCGGTTCGGTGATGTTGTCAGGACGGGTACGCACACCAGTGGTGTGATCCACGATGAAATAGCCGCGTTTGAAGTCGCCCACAGCAAGGAACGCTTCACCTGCTTCCGCATCTGGCATGGTTTCGAGATATTGAACCGGACGGCCCAGCAGCGTATCGGGAGAACCGGCAACCAGACGATCTCGCCAGATGTAATCCCCGTTGCCGTTTTTCAGCTTTTGCAGTTTGGCCGCGGTATTGGAGTTCATCACCCATACGGCGTTTTTGCGGTATTTGGCTTTCAGCTTATACAGCAGGTCGATCAGGCCATCAGAGGAAACGTCAGCAGCTTCCATCTTCTCCAGCGTACCGAACGGGCGGGTTTTATCGGCTGTGGCCGCGCGAGGGTAAGACAGGAACCCTTTGGATTTTTTATCACCGTCGCCGTTCACAAAGTCGCTCTCTTCGGTAGCGGTGAAGGTGTCGGCAATTTCAGAAGACAGCCAGCCCAGAATATCCACCTCAGAGAAGTCGAGAATTTCCTGAGTGGTTTTCGGATAGGCGTAGATCGGGTTGAGTTTGATATCAACACGCTCCATCTTCGGCGTGCTGGTTTCGGTACGCGCTTCGCCTTCGGTACCGCGCTTAACGGTAGTGCCGCCCACAGATACCAGTTTCTGGTATTCGTTGGTTTTGGTGGTCTTTACCGTTGCGATGGAGCGCATCACGCTATCATCCTGCAACTGACGCATGATCTCTTTGTCCAGTTCAGGAATAACGGTATAACCGCCGTCAGCCTGCACCAGCGTGGAGAGAGAACGGGTATCACCGGTCATAATGTAGTGACGCAGCTCGTCGTTGCTTACTAGCTCACCTTCAACGGAAGTACCAGGCAGATTGCGCTGATCGTCGGCGACGGCTTCGAGGCGGGTAATTTCAACTTCAAGCGCATCAGCCTGGGCGCGGAGTTCATCGAACTTTTTGCCCTCTTCTTCGTTCAGGCTGCGCTTTTCGGTGTCGGCTTTGTCCAGCATGGAACGCATCTGGGTTTTGAGTGTGGCTTTCTGCTGGCGTAATTCGAGTAGTTTCTTCATGGAGTGGTTTCCGTATCAATTAACGTAGAGACGTGAAACCAGCGCTTGGAGGGGAGGCCGTTAAATCTTTTTCTGCATCCCACAGGCTGTACTCGCTACAGCTTGATTTAACGGCCAGTGGCGGCTCACGTCTGAGTGCCACTTCTCAACATATACATGAAAATAATAAATAAAAGCCCGAATTTTATCGGGCTAAGCACTAATAAACGCGAGGACGAATAATTTACACTTGTTAGTCGTAATATCCTTCCCACCAACTTGAAGTATCTGCATGGAATGCCCCTTCATCACACTCTAAACGTTCAGGGGCATACACTGGACTTCTCACCTCGCAGGTAAATGGGAATGTTTCTCTACCTACAGCACCTATGTCATTTCGCAAATCGGAATTAGATCCCCATTGCAACCCGACACCTACAGAGCCACTAACAGAGAAAATTACTTCAGAGTCATTTATTTCTACTATTTTCACATCATCAACATACACTTCATCAACCGAGCTGTGTGTCGATAAAATATCAATTGATGTTACAGTTTCAGTTATCGAACTATGTATCGCGGCCTCACTCACAGCTTCATAAAGCTTATTAATTATCTCCTTATGACACTCATCAAGCTTGGTGAAAAGAGCTCCGATGCAACCTTCAACCTCTCCCACCATTTTTAGGCCATCGTCATCATTAATTGGAAAAATCTTTTCGCTTATGTGAGTAAATTTATTTAATGAGTAGAACGCATCACGCAATCCCGGAATTACTCCGGCAATATTTACATCAAGTACATCCCTGACATATTCATCACTTAACCCACCATGAATGATATATTTGTAAGAGTCTTTTCTTGCAACCTGCTCTCTTTCATTCAAACCAGGAAACCACTCGCATAGTTGAACATTTTCATCAGGTGCCATGCGTTTTAGAACGTGTAAGAATAGCTCTCTAAGTGCATAGGCATAATTGCTGAACCGAAGCTGATTATTTTCATCCAAAAGGTTATTGATCGCAGCGTCTAACAGGCGCTGTTCAAATTCACCATCCAGATGCTTTCGGATTATCTGTAAATCATCATTAGTACGCATTAGTTATCCCTTCTTAGATTTTACTATCTATCAACACTGAACCAGTGAGACATGGCGTTTCCGCTTGATATTCTCGCATCGTAAATAATTGATTTTAAATTCCCATTTGAGCGTGATGGATTTGATAGCTGTGCGGCAACGTCATTAAGAAGCTCAATGTAAGAACGCAGATCATCGGGCAAATCAGCATACGTTTCATCCATTGCATCAATGTAGTCCTGAGTTTCTCTTCGCTCAGCCAGAACAAAAGCCCTAAGAGCCAGATAGTCGGTCAGAGTTACTTCAGCTTTCTCATTCATTTCTTCAATTGCACTATGCAGAAATTTGATGCCGTGAAACTTGTCGTTATGGTTGCCTAAAATTTCCATATGCAGCCTCGTAAAAATAAAAAATATGCGTTTAAGTGTTCACCTGTTCACCTTTGCATTTTTTCCATTCAAATTCATATGGTTACAGGGTGAAGACTATAATTTTAAGTATTCACTAGTGTTCACCCTAACCCTTCACCTTTTAAAAGAAAAGCCCTTTAAAGGTGAACAGGTGAATACTTGGTGAACACTTCAATAAAAAGTGTTCACCCCTTAAATATCTGTTATATAAACGATTTTATCCACAGTGAATAGTGGTGAACACTTTTCCCATTACTTTTGATTTTCTCCGGTATTGTGAGAAGTATCATTCCACATAGGCATCCAGTCTTCTGAATCGTCGTGAAGTGTGACGTTTGATCTTATGCCATGTTTTGTTTTGCGCTTCTGGTACTCCTTGCCATATTCAGCCATTGCGCCTGGCATATCCGTGCCGAACCTCATCAGCGACACCGGCTTGCTCAGGCCGTTAGCCCGCATATAAGCCAGATAAGCGTGATACAGATAACGGCGCGGGCTGAACGGTACGATCTCGGCGTTCCCGATAAACATGCCATCACATACGACCGAAGCCATCAGGTAGCCGCAAAAGTCCACCAGTGAATCCCCTTCACGTTTGATGGCCAGCGCCTCTTCTGATTTCTGCTGCTCATGCAAAAGCTGTTTGGCCTCGTCCTGTCTGGAAAAGCGAGTAAGCAGGTGGCGAATGATAACGGCCAGCTCACCTTCAATCTTCTCGGCAAGCATAGGATCACGTTCGTTTTCCGGTACCACCTCTGAGAAGTTAAAAATAACCCGACGACGCGAAATACCACCGCTTCGGTCGCTGAATGACATGGCATTGTTATTGACGGCCAGCACCACTGCCGGAATACGCGTTGAATACGGCGCTTTGTGTTTAGGGTCGATAGCTACCTTATCCCCGCCAGTGATAGCTTTAATCCCTGCGCCGTCGCCAGCGTACCGGGTCATATCCGGCATGATAATCAGCGAATAGCCAACCACCAGCGCCCTTTCCCTTGGGTTCTCCAGCGCCGCCATGCTTGCCGATACCGTATTGGCTTTGCCGGCCAGCATCGTGCAGATCTCAGCCATAACACTTTTACCACTTCCGCCCGGCCCCGTTACCTCAAGAAACAGCTGCCAGTCGTACCGGTTCGCCAGCACCATGAACAGAGCAGACAGTACGCGGTCTGATTTTCTGTCATTATCCGCCACAGAGCGGCGGAGCCATTTCCAGAAGTTCGGCGCATGGGTTGCCAGAGTCTCTCCTTCTGCTGGTTCGCTGAATGGCAATTCGCTCGCAACGATAAGCCAGTCCTTTTTATCATGTGGTCGAAATTGCCCTAACCGGGTATCAAAAACCCCGTTGCTGAAACCAATAAGATTTCGGGCTGTGTTACCCATCACTGGCAGACCCAGCTTCATTGTATCGACAGCGGATTTAATCGCGTTCTGCGAATAGGCGACTTCGGCATCAATAAAAATTTGCGCCATTTCTCGCTGCAGCTCTTTATCCGAAAGCGGAACCCACACCACGCCGTTGTAATGATGAACCGTGTCGGAATCAGCATGGATCGCCAGATTGCCATCGTAATGAGCAAGCAGAACTTCCCCGCGCTGGCTGGCTCCCATCTGGTTAAGCGCTGGCGTAGCGCTACCCCTCGTAGTCACCATTAGGGGCTCGTCTTCCAGACGCTTCATTAATGGCGTCCAGTCCTCTTTCTCACCTTTTTCGTTGATAAACTCAGCATTGGTAACGCCAGCCTCACACAACTTATTGGCAATCATACTGATTTGGTTTTGTTCGATAAGTCCGGCCTGACAGACACGGGCAAATCGGCGTCCTTTATCAACAATGCGCAGGTGGGGTAATTCCGCCAGCTGGGTATGATCCAGAACAACCGGCGGCACCTCATCGCCATGCTCATCTTTACCTTTCTGGTAATCCTGAGCTGCTTTCCATGCTCCTGTTCCGGCAAAGATGATGGCCTCCTCCATTTTGTCGCGTGGGAGGGTTTTCACGTTAGGCGCGTTTTTCACTGTAAGCCTCCCGCGCTTTCACCAGCTCGCCGATAGATTTATGCAGCAGCGACATGATTGCGCTTACCTTGCACGCTTCACCGTGGAACTCCTCGCCTTCAGGAATACTGTCTAGCCACATGCTGAGAACCTCATAGGCTCCTTCGCTTTCAGAAAGGGCATTTTCAGCGTGCATCAGGACTTCAAAAGGAACCTGTCTCATTTCGCATCTCCCATACCCAGCTCGGCGATTAATGCCCGGTGAATTTCCTGATTAAGGTCACATGCCAGTGAGATATGGTTCAGCAGGGTTTCCGAACACTCAGCACAGGCTTTTTCCAGAATGGTTTCGAAAAGTGAAGCAGCCAGCGCTGATTTGTATTCTGCCTGGTCTAAGCTGATTGGCTCACGCATGGCGCACCTCCACAGGCAGACGGCCAGCGAATACCATCACGCAGCCAGCCGGTGATTGCTCACGGGCTTCGCGTTCGGTGGTAGCTTTGATGTGAATGACGTTGCGACCGATGGCGCTCAGCGCCAGAAAACGCCAGGTGTAGGACTTCCGCCCTTGCGGGTGTGTGATATAATCTTTCATAGCTGCCTCGATACGTTAACTATCTTGGTGGTCAGAGGCCCGGTTAGTGTTCGCGCACTGCCGGGCTTCGCTATATCTTGAAGGTGAACCCCTTCAAGGTGGACTCCACTATAAATACAAAGTGGAATCCACTTCAAGTGTTTTATTTCATTATTTTTCTGGTATTCTGTACTCCACTTGATATCAGGAGACTTAGTAATGGCGACGGGAACAAAGAACGAAAAATCACAAAAATTGCAAACTCGTGCCCCGCATGAAGTTGTCGAGGCAATGGAACAAGTTAAAGAGCAAGGCGAAAGCACTGCCCAATTTATCGTTACAGCCATGCAATGCGAGATCAAACGCCGCCAACGCAAGAAAGCCAGATCGGAATCTGAAAGCTGAACAGGGTTACTCTCGGTAATGCTGTGACCTACGAAAATTTCGTAGGTCTCCACGCACTGAACTGCCCCTCTTAAAGAGGTCTTGCTTTCCGCGTATCTTTTAGCGACGCGGTTAACCTGGTAACTATGAGTTACTACCCTGTTAACCTCGTGACTTTGAGGTACTACCCTCTCGTAAGCCAAATCTGGATTACGGTACAAAACTGTACGTTGTTGATTTCCCTCGTAGAGCAAAAATGCGCTGCCATTGCAGCTCTCTACGTTATTCGTCGGAACCTCTGAACCTAAGCAGTGTTGATGTTCAGGCGAACCCGAATACTGTTCGTGTTCGTTGCTCGCCAATTCTCGCATTTCGCGATAATTAAGATGATTCAATGGGTTGCTATGTCCGTACGTTAAAAGTACGCGGTTGTTCAAACTCGGCATATCACCGAGCTTGATTTGCGCGTGCGAATTTCGTCGGCTCAAATTCTGCGCAACCCTGATTGAGTTATGCAAAATCACTCAGCACCTCCAACACGCTTAACCAGCCAGCGTTGTGCCAGTTCGGTGAGTTTCGCCTTACGGGTTGCCGTACGGGTATCAAGATCCAGCAGAGCACAATCACGGCTTTCCAGATAAGCCAGCAGCGCCAGCTGATCGGCGTTCATATGGTCACGCACCAGCTTAACTGGAATTTCTTTCTGTTTCGCCCACACTCGCGGGTGCATACCCAGCACAAGGCTATTCAGGAACGAGCATTCATTGCTGTAGGCAAAGCCGTGCTGCCTGTCGCCGGTGCGCTCGATATAGCCCTTCATTGCATCGGCCATACTCTTATGATCTTCGCAGGCAGCTACACGATTTTTACGCCAGCCCAACAACGCCGCCTCATGTTCCTCTGGTGCTACGCGGCGCAGACGTTCTTCACAGTCGATGAAATACTGGCGGGCCATCTTGCCTTGCGCGTTGCGCTCAACCATAGAAAGCTCTTTAGCCATATTCAGGCTGACAATGTAATCGTGCTCGACTTGTTGGCGAGATTTTGCGCTCCCCCGTTTTGGGGTGCTCAAATCTTCAACAATTACATAATCAACCCCTTTAACAAACCCATACTGTTTGATGCGTGCTTTCATCCAGGTGGTAAAGTCTCGCCCTACAGCTAGAAACGTATGCAGCTTACGACCACTTACAGACTGAGTTTCTTTCCCACCAATAGTGCTCATGGTTACAGGGATCCGGGCAGCAAAATTATCGCTGGAAATATCTTTCTGGCTGGTTTCGGGGTGAGTTTGGCCGCTGCCAGCCAAGGCAGTTATTTTTTCCATATTCGATTACCTGTAGTTAATTAAGCAGATTTGCGGCTGTACGGGTTATTGACGTTCTCTACTGCTGGCGGATTACGAACCCACCAGAGCACATCCGAAAGAAGCCAGGCACAGCTATTGCGGCCAAAGTGACAGCGCGGAGGGAAGCGCCCCTGCTGTTCCATCTTCCAGCGGCTGGAACGGGAAAGGCTGGTGATCTCGCTACATTCTTCTTCACGGATTCGACGGTCGAACTTAAAGCCGTACTCCTCTAAAAGGGTGCGGCGCTGCTCAGGATTTGGCGGGATAAAGGTGATATTTTGCATGTTGCCTCCACTGTTTCTACGTTTTGTGGAGGCTATTATTTGCTATTAAAAAGCATGGTTCACTATTAGATATTTTTTAATTATTTCTATATGGATTTCCCGATTAAAATGAATCCATAGCTTTGCGCTTTAATATTTCTATAGAAAAATCTGCGGAAAAATTTCTAATGAACGGTTTGATCGTTTGAGCGATACCAATGGCGTCATACTCTGCATTAGGAAACAGGGCTAAAGATAAAACTCTGTTAGTGATTGTTGCATTGTTAATTTTAGCCCACTCCATAAGGTCTAACATTGGCAATATCTTGCAATCGAATATTTTCTTTTTGATTACACTCCAGCTATTACTTAACTTACAACTATTTTCACTTTTCCTTTCAAGATCCATTCGCCATATTGGCAACAATGCAGCCAAATCGCTTAATAAAATTTCATCAGGCCAAGACAAATCTAAAGTAATATGCATTTGATCATTATCGCTTATGGTCTTACTTACAGACCTTTTTTGTCCACGCAATGAGCGATTAATTTTATTTTCATCAATATAATGAGCGGCTTTCTTAGACAACTGCATCACATCAATTAATCTTAAAGGCTCAACACCTCCGACGGAATCCATTTGCCATTCAGAATATTTTTTCTTTTTATTTTTTCTGCAAATAATTTTCCGCTCAGTGGCCGAATTGGGTTACTAAATCTTTCTTCCATAAATGAAGCGAACTCATTTCTTGCTCCGGGATAGGTATCAAGCCATTCAAAATCATCATTAGCAACTTCCATTCTCATAGCTAACTGATTAATTAAATCAAGATCACTCAGCCCATTGATAGAATTGTAATTGTCCAATGAAAACCATTTCGGTAATTCGGTCATTTTATTTATCTTTTTCATTTCTCACCAGCCTTTAAAATAACAATATTCGAGTGATTACCCGCCAAAATATCGAGACGGTCATACCATTTATTCAACGCATCCAGTTTCTCAGGCAAGTACAGACTACGGTTATAAATCGCCATAACTCCCGGCATTGAGTGCCCCAACAACTGTTCGACAACGTGTGGTGCTATACCCATATTATTCATATGCGTTGCTAAAGTTCGTCTTAGATCGTGCAGTGTCCATGGTTCAGAATGCCCCAGCTTTTTATAAACACCGCGGCCCCACTGACTTACCGCTTCACTGCCTTTAACCGACCCAAGCAAAAGGCCGGATAATTTCGTTTCATCATGCAGTATTTCAATGAATTTGCGCATGGCATCCGGCACAGGTCTTACAATCTTCTCGCCGCCCTTGCTGTGCTCTTTGGGAACTGTCCAGACCCAGGCATCCATATCCCATTCACTCCATTCTGACAGTCTGGCCTCCTGCGTTCGGCACCCAAACACCATTAAGATTGTCAGTAGCCTGGTGTAGTAAGGCATGAAGCAAGTTCCAGAGGTAATGGCAGCCCATAAATCGCCAGCCTCTTTATCGTTTAATACCCGGTCTTTTTTTGCCTGTTTTTTACCGACATCTGGAATTGTTAAATCTTCCAGCGCGGTACTCACAGCATAGCGACGAACCCGGCAGAATTTCAGGGCTTGCTTGCACATCTGGAACACATAACCCGCAGCAACTGGCGTTTTCTTTTTCATCCTGTCAAAGCAGTCAAGCCAATAACGGGTTTCGCAGTCAGCGAGCGCCATTTTCCCAATATAAGGATAAATGTGTTTACGCAGCTCCGCTTTGTGCCTTTCAACATTCGCGCGGTTCTCTTCTGCATATTCGCGTATCCAGTATTCGATAGCTTCCTTAACAGTGACCGGTTTAAGCGTTTCCTGAGTGGTCAGCGCCAACTGGTGCTTTGGATCTTTACCTGAGGCCAGCCATTGGCGGCATTTATCACGCGAAGAACGGGCCTCTTTGAGGCTCATATCCGGGTATCGTCCCAGAGTAAGACGATGCAGCTTCTGCCCGTCGAGTCGGTAAGTAAACACCCAGCTAATACCACCAACTTTAGTTACCTTGGCGCTCAGCCCGGCACCATCAGCATAGAACTCAATCTTACTGGCCGGGATACCATGTAATCCCTTTAACTTCCTGTCGCTCAGTTTGTTAAGTTCGCCAGCCATAGACCACCCAGCCCAAAGTGTTTATACAAATGTTTATACAGAATTGCTTACATAATAGCATAAACAAAGAAAAACACTGGAACAATATACAGGCATGAATTTATACAACACATTGATTATTATATGAATATTAAAATCATCTAAAAGCATGAAAACAGCTAATATGACAGTACGGCATGAACTAATTCAGGTTAGCTAAATGCTTGATTAAAAAGGCGCTACTCGGCATGGGGAAGCGCCTTTTTTATAGGTGTCACAAAGGGAGTGACCATGAGAACAGGATGTGAACCGACCCGGTTTGGTAATGAAGCTAAGACCATTATTCACGGTGATGCCCTTGCCGAACTTAAAAAGCTACCTACTGAAAGCGTCGATCTGATCTTTGCCGACCCACCGTATAACATCGGTAAAAATTTTGATGGTCTGATCGAAGCCTGGAAAGAAGATCTGTTTATCGACTGGCTGTTTGAAGTGATTGCAGAGTGCCACCGCGTTCTGAAAAAGCAGGGCAGCATGTACATTATGAACAGTACGGAAAACATGCCCTTTATCGATCTCCAGTGCCGCAAGCTTTTTACCATCAAAAGTCGCATCGTCTGGTCATATGACAGTTCTGGAGTACAGGCGAAAAAACACTACGGCTCCATGTACGAACCCATCCTGATGATGGTGAAAGACGCAAAGAACTACACATTCAACGGTGATGCTATTCTGGTAGAAGCCAAAACCGGATCGCAGCGCGCGTTGATCGATTATCGCAAAAATCCTCCACAGCCATACAATCATCAAAAAGTACCGGGTAACGTCTGGGATTTTCCGCGCGTGCGTTATTTAATGGATGAATATGAGAACCACCCGACGCAAAAACCGGAAGCCTTACTGAAACGCATTATTCTCGCCTCTTCCAACCCAGGCGATATCGTTCTCGACCCGTTTGCCGGTAGCTTTACTACCGGTGCCGTAGCCATCGCCAGCGGACGAAAATTCATTGGTATTGAGATCAACAGCGAGTACATCAAAATGGGGCTTCGACGGCTGGATGTCGCGTCGCATTACTCCGCGGAAGAACTGGCGAAAGTGAAAAAAAGAAAGACGGGCAACCGGTCAAAACGATGCCGGGTTAGCGAAGTTGACCCCGATCTCATTGCAAAGTAA